CTATTTTGCTGCTTGTGAGGCGGATTCTGACGCCGTTTCAGTTTCAGATGATGCAGAACTATTCACTGCAGCGGCTGTGGACGCTGGCCCTTGCACTTCGTCAGCAACCTTATTAGCTGCTGCTTCAACTTGGCTTTCCTCGTCACTTTTAACTGTTGGTGCTGTCACTGTTTGAACGTCAGTAATAACGCCCAGCATACCAAGGATCGTTAATACGGTATTCACTACTGCGATAATTGCTGACCAGTCACCAGTAAACTTAATGCCAAACATGGCAAAGACTTGTTGAATCAAAACGATCAGTAACGAAATAATTCCAGCAATCAATTTACCATTCAAACTACCATCGACATTCTTGAAGCTAATTTTTTTAATCATGTTTTACCTCCTAAAGGAACTTTTCTGCGATGTAAATAACTAACGTGACGAGCACGCCACTAACCAAGACACCGATTAGCCAATTTTGAATCTGTGTCACGCGGTCAATTTGATGGCTGGCTTCGATTGACTTGGCTAGGGCCTTGTCCGCTTTGTCGCCAATATCGTCAACTTGATTCAGCTTTTCTTCGATGTTCTCAACTTTCGTTTTGGTGGCGGCCACATCCTTTTGAATATCCATTAATAACTTAGTTGTGTCATCATATTGTGCCATTATCTCACCACCAATCGCTGGTCAGGATAGATAGTGGTGTAAATTGACTTGCCATTCTGGCTAGCTAGTGTAGTCATGCTCAGGCCGTTGCGTTGTGCGATCGCCCACCAGCTGTCGCCAGACTTGACTGTGTAGTACGTATGACTAACCGGCTGACCAGTAACTCGCTTCCCGTAGGCTGGCCCGTTGGTGACGCCTAGCTTAATGAAACCGTACAGGCCATTTGAACGGGTGTAGCGTGCCCATACATAGTCATGTTCAATAATGACGGCATTGTAAGTCACACTCTCACCCTTGTAATAGGTAGCCACTTGGCTAACTTTGTCGCTATCCGTGTAGCGAACAGCTAGTGTCCGGTTAGGGTAAAATACTCCTTGCTGGTTGTATTTAACGACCTTAAAGGTGGCCTTAGCTTTATTAACGTTGGTTTGAGCTTGTTTCTTACTAGCAGTCGTATAGCCTGATTTAGTAATTCCCGTTAGGTCAACATTGCCATCTAATCCGCCTGCTTTATACATGCTGGTGAATTGGAAGATAGCCACGCCGTCCATTGATGGGAACCAGTTATAATCCGGCTTAGTTCTAACCAAGTAGTCTGGATATTCAGCTAGCCATAGACAGTTACCATAGGCACGTACAATAGCACTAGTATTAACGTGGGCATTGAGGTAGGCCTTGCCGGAGTATAGCATCGGGGTATAGCCGTACGCCTTAATGAGGGCCATTTGAGCTAGAATGACATTAGTGTTGGCTGTCACGCTATTTGAAGCCCCATCCTCATAATCTAGCGCTACAATACTACCCTTGGGCGTCCTAATACGTGGCAAGTAATAGGCCATCATAGCCTTGGCATTAGTCATATTGCCACCGACACCATCCCACAAATACGTGTGCACCCGTTTGCCAGCCTGTTGAGCTGATTTAACTTGGCTAGCATATGTGGTTTGAGGGATATTAGTCCCACCATAGAAGCCACCCGCCTGTGATAATACAAACTTATCAGTGTTGTAGCCGAATGTTCCACTATTACCGTTATACTTAGACCAATCAACTCCTTGTTCACGGCTAGTTGCCGCCTGACTGGTAACATTGACCATTAAAAAGGCCATAAAAATGGCGCCCACCGTTAAGATGAGTGCCCTTAACTTGTGCTTATTCAATTGTCTGCCTCCCTATTTTAATGTGTCTTCCGAAGCAGACGTCCGATTTACATCTTGCTGCTGTGCTTGATTCGCTGCTGCCTGAGCTGCTGCTACCTTTGCGGCCTTGTAGGCTGTGATTGCATCGGATACCTGAGTAACCTGAGCTTGGGTAATCAGTGATTTTACTAGATAATTGCCAGCATATACAGTTGCTAAGTCCGATGGAATCAATCCATTGTCAACGCTGTCAATTAAACCTTCTGTTAGAAATTTGCTTAAATCAAAACTCATTTCAAAGAACCTCCTAGTGCTACAATAGCTGCTTGTATTTTTGCGTAATCTGATTGTGTCAAAGTTTCTGATGGATTAGGTGACCAGTCAGTAGCTACGCTACCCTTTTCTAGCTTAAAACTCTTATAGGAAACTGCACTCTTGTCTGTTTGCTCATTGGTAAAAGCCAACCAACAGTTACAAATTACTGCGACATCTTCTTGTGTCAAAGTTATTGTTAACGTAGAAATTCCTTTGCTCCCTGCAGTAACAGTCGTCCCAAAAACATTACCGCGTGTTGCAGTGTTCATCACAACGGTTGCATCATGTGCCATGGGTTCTAAATAACAGCTTAAGGTATAAGTTTTATTTGCTTCTAGTTTCTCTGATGGGTGATACGGTGACATTCCGATTCCCCAACCAGTAGCATCCGTGACGGTTGTAAGAGTATTATTTGTTCCAGTAAGTAAGTTAGTCCCAACTGCACTATTATCAACTTGCGTTTGGAGCTCAACAAAAGCTGGTGCTTTGGTCAAGCCATCATTATCAACAGTACCAGGATCACCCTTTTCACCTTTATCTCCTTTTGCACCTTGCAGTCCTATTGGGCCTTGTTCGCCTTGCGGCCCAGTGTCACCTTTATCTCCCTTATCACCCTTATCGCCTTTGTCACCCTTAGCGATTGTGCTTGCGGCTTTATTCATTGCTTCCACAAAGTCATCAAAAGTAATGGTGGTAATCGTGCTACCATTGGCGCTTTGAATGTTATTGGTAATGGTAAAACCAGTCGACCCATCACTAGGGTAGATTGACGTCCCATTACTATCAACCACCCATACTTCAATGGCATAGCTACCAGCTGGCAAACTAGTCATCAAGTCAGCAGTAAAGGTAACGGTAACTTGACCAGTCGTTGGGTCTGTTAAACTAGCTGGGTCAACTGTGGCCGATTTAAGATAGCCACTAGCATTACCCAATTTAACAGTAATTGAAGTAACCTTAGTTAAATCAGTGGCCACATTATCATTGCCACATACTAGTGTGAAGCTGGTGGTGGTATCGCCAATTTTGACCGTCTGTGGTGAAGTATCAGTAAAACTAAGCGTTTTCGCCATCTTTAGGTGCCTCCTTTTCAGCCAACTTGGCATTAAGCTGGTCAATTTGAACTTGTGCCATTGCTAATTGCTGGTCTTTAAGGGCAATCGCTTGAGCATAGTTACTTGTCAGCTTGTTGATTAAAGCCTGTGCATCAATATTCATAATTTTAAGCCTCCTTTAAAGTTTGTTAGAATCGTTAGTGGCTAGTTCAGACACTGGTGTAATTTTGCCGGCTAAATTGTCTGTAATAGTCTGCTTAATGAACGCCACTTGTTGGTCACCTGTCTTAGAACGATAATCTTCTGCTTTCATGAGGACAAAGCCCTCGATGTGTGACGCTGATTCATATGTTGCCGAAAAGTTGATTTTAAAAACGCTATCCGGCTGAACTGATACGGTTGTAATATTAATATTTTCCATTATAAGGTCTTCCTTTCAAGTTCATTGATTCTGTTATTCAACTGTTTAATTTTAGGAATTAATACCGTCCATAAACGGTCATATTCAATACCCTCAATTTGACCATCTTTTCCAGTGATTAAGAACTCATCTAATCCGGCATCTCGTAAGTCCTCGGCAATTAAACCATAGTGTCGCTTTAGGTTTATCTCTGCTTCTACTGGTATTTCACCATTTGACAATGATTCGGCCATCTTTTCCGTGGCTACTTTGTCATTCCAACTAGCTGGATTTAAGGTCATTAAACGGTCAGCTTGTGATGTGTCATCGCTTCTAGCAATAGCTAGTTTGTACTTACTTGCCGAGGTTGACCTACCAACACGACCAGATGAGGTGACAAACATATTTGCACCGTAAGAGTATGTCCGATTATAAATTGTTGGTGATACAAACGCTGGTGAACCATCATTTAAAAGATACATTTGGGCGTTATTGTCAGTGGCATGTAGAAATAACCTACCGTTTGGTAAGCGGTTACCCATAGCTCCAATTTCATCAACAAACGTTGGTCTGAACAAATCAACTCCAAATTTGTTGTTAGCATCAATACCAAAGCTGGCTGTCTTCATATTCATATTATTACCGACATACCAGATATTCTGTGTGCCATTAGGGTTAATATTGCCGTATGGCGTAATAAATATGCCCTTCGGTGTAACATCATCAGAAGTACCATTAAAGGTAATTTGCTGATTGTCACCATGTAGTGTCAGACCGTCGAGTGGACTTATTAATACATACCCATCTTGATTGCTGCCAGTAACCGATTGTGTGAATGACATGTCTTTTCCGTTTGTGTATCCTGCGAATAATGCAATTTGATCAGCCTGTAACGTGGTGTCATACGCTTCATAGTGATTATTTGGGTTTGTTGTGTTGATGGCACGATATTTTGTTGTTAATGCCCCGGTTGATAAATCTGTTTGCATAGCGTCAACAGGATTAAACCGCGTCGTATAGATATGACCGTCACTAGATATTGTTGTCGGATAAAATTTAGACGTATTATTGGTGTCATTAATAATGTCACCGCCATGGAACGTTGTCCCGTTAACGGTTGAACCATTAATCGTACTAGTATTGATTGTTGGTGAGGTTAACGTGCCACCAATAAGCGTCATGTTCTTAGCCGTTATCGCACCATTTGCATCGGTTGTAAATGAGCCATTAGGAGTGCTAAACGTGTTAGCAACAATGTCGACACCTTTAAGTGAGCCAGTGGTAACGTCGCCTAAATTGGCACTTAATGCCGATAGTTTATCAACGTCTAGCCGATCAGTGCTCATTGTTCCTGTTGTAATGTTTGATGCGTTGATATTTTTACCAATAATCGTATTAAAGTCAATCGTGCCAGCTGTTAATTTATTGGCACTAAGGTCGCCTACTTTAGCATCGGTGATAGCGGCGTCTACTATTTCAGCCGTTCCAATCACAGCACTATCAATGACCGTTTTAGTTGTAATATGCACGACTGAGCCATCTTTAACCCCAGCACTTAAAGCTGTGTAATCAGCACTAGCTTGGTTAGCTGCGCTAGCTGCCTGTGATGCAACCTGACTAGCGTTATCACCCGTTGTAGCTGCCTGTGAAGCCACTATGACAGCACTAGAAGCAGCTTGACTAGCTACCGATACATTAGACTGCATGTTGCTAATATCAGTGTTAAAGCTATTGCTTAATTCGGCCTGTACATTGCTCAAAGCCGTATTATAAGCATCTGTGAGGCTCTTATAGGTGTCTCGATTGACATCGCTAGCCTTAGTGGTATCCGTTAAGATGGACGCCATAAAGGTGTTCAGATTAGTATAGGCCGTGGTTAAATCAGTCGTACTAATATTGGCATCTTTAGCTCGCTTTAAAATCACATTGTACTGGCTGGTTAATCCGGCATACTGTGAGGCCTGTGTTTGCTTTTCAATGACGCTCATTGAATTGGGGTCATTTAAATTGGTAACCCCACCAGTGGCATTATCAGCTGTATTTTGAGCCTTGATAATCTTAAGGCCATCATCGGTTAGAATGACCTGTGTTGCGTTAGATTCAGCCATTTTATTCACCTCCTTTCGTAGTCATTGGCAAACGTTCTTTAATTGGTATTGCAAAGACACGTTCTATAGAATCACAATTGAAAGTAACCAATAGTTCCGGCTGGTTATTCTGATCATAAATAATGCTGCATGTTTCAGGCTCGATAACATCGTCGGTTAACCCTAAATTCATATCTAGTAAATAGTTAGAAGCAAATTCCTGCCCGCCATGAACGACATTAACTGCGTACACCATACGGGGGTCTTTCATGTTGTAATTACCCGAGTGAAAGTACACATATGGAAAGTCAATTACTTGTGATTGGTAGGTCTGTCGGTCCATGTCAAGCCCATAGTTGGTAACATGAAAACTATATAGGACATTATAATTACCTTGTTTAACATCATCGAGTTTTAGCACATCATGTTTACCATTCACGTAGCCACACAGTACGTACCCATGTTTGAAATCAACACTGACTCTTGTATAACGATTGACAGTGCAAAAACGTGTAATGCGGTCATCATCATTGCCTAGGGTCACATTAGCAATGTAGGGTATGCGACTAACTGCATATTCGTTAACGTTTAAATTAGGCTTAGTTATGGACCAAATGTAAATAGCCCCATCTGCTTCTTCGATTGAAAAGCTAGATCCATGGCCGCCATGTGAAACAATCATCTTGCTAATCGGCTTAAAATTATTATCCTGTAAGACAAACATGACATCGGTGGTTGTACTTTGATTAATCGCCCGACTAGTTATATACTGACCGTTGCTCAAAGGACACATGTATTGTACTGTGTCATTTATTCCTAGTGTACTGTCGTTTTGGCTAAAACTACCTAAATTACGAATAGCGCTAGTTTGTAACTTAATCTCTGGTTCATCCTGAATGTAATTGGTCTCAATAGTCCCGTGCAGTGTGCCAACATCACTATAGGGTGCTTGTACTAAATATCCGGTCTGATTAAAACTAGTATCAAGGGTGCCATCCGTATTATAACGGTGCCAAATAAATCCCTTGTTATCAATATAAGCTGAAATATTAGTGTTACCTTCCCAAGCCTGTAAAATTAACCGCTTAGTCTGGGTGGTGTCAGTGAAATTGTTGCCGTCAGGAGTTAAGGCCACTGGCTTTACTGAGCTAGCGTCCTCTTTTGCCTTTTCAATGGCGCTGTTAATAGCGCTTTGATAACCTTGCATCCAGGCTGGTGTTGCAACTGGTACCGTGACATATTCACCAAATCCAACTGTATTGCCATAAGGGTTAGCAAAGCTGATTGTCCGTTGAATAACACGTCCACTAGCGTCTAATACCGGCTTGATTAACTCATCTTTAAACCTAATCGTGGCACCTAATGGCGGGTTAAATTTAGACGTTACATTAACCTCATAATACGTTCTAGGGTGGTTATACAATTGCAACATTTCCTCAGCCCATGCTTTAATTCCGGAAGGGTCTTCAATTGAGTTAGCAGTGATAACCCCTTCATAGTACAAACCAGATTGCCAGTCAGGGTTATATTTTTGATTAGCCTCATCATCAACAATGTAAGGCTTACCATCGTTAACTGCTGCCATCGTGTAGCCATTAGAACCATAAGCAATTAGCTTAGTGATTGGGTTTGACACCGTTGTTCGCTTTAAGCTAGTCATATTCTTACCAAATACTGCCTCGTTGTAGACCACATCAGCATTAAGTTTGTCGGTAATGACACACACCTTTTTCGTGATATTACCTTGTGAGTCAATCTCAACATAAGGGTCAATTTCAACGTTATAGGTCTGGATTAGTGTCTGTAATAATGTGCTTGCTTTCGTTTTGCCATCAATGGCAATTGATGGAGTCATCACATTAGTAGTCTGATAGTCTAGCGTCCAGCCAGTGGCGTTAAAGCACTGGTTAAAAGCCGTCTGAATTGAACTAGTACTAGCCGTAATTGCCACTGGGTAATGATGAGCTAGTGTGTATAAGCATAGATTAGTGAAGTTAGCCGTTGTAACATGCTTAGTAGCGGCTGTATTGCTTTCTTCCACACTGTATATACGCATGACATACCAATGACCAGATAGATCGTCATAATAGGACAAGCTGTTACCAGCGACTACTTTATCTGAATCAGGCTGGCCTTGAAGCACGTCTAATGAACCTTGATGGTCGAACTTTTTAGACTGAGCATTTAGATTAATTGTGCCGTTGAAATTATCTCGAGTTCCAATATTGACATCATCGTCATAACTTGTACTGGTCGTATCGGCATCTGCTAGTTGAATCTTGACACTGTCATTAGAAAACTTAGTAGCCCCATCAACCGTCAGTGTTCCGATGCGCTTTAAATTAGGGTCTAGAATTAAATACTGGTTATTTAAAGCCATCTGTTAACCTCCTTATTTTAGTTATGTAAAAAGGCCACCCTTTATGGGAAGCCTTTAGTGTTGTTATAGTATTCTTGGTAGATATTTCAGGGTCATTTGAGCGTCATCTAGATCACCAATCATCGACAAACCATTAACGCCCGGCTTTAACTTAGGGAAATCAGTTGACCAAACTGGTGAAACTAGCTTGCCATTTACAGTAATCGTATCTGCCTCACAATCCATCACAATTTCTTCACCGGCGCCAGCAATATAAGTTGGCTTTGTTGCATCAACTTTATTGACTTTCCATATTTGAAGGTCAGTCATTGACATAAAGGGGTTTCGATAGGCAACTTTATGAATATCTTCTGTAATTGGGTGTTTTAGAAATACAGACCCAATCCCACCTAAGGCTGTCTGATACTTATTTTGCGTATCAACATAGGTTCCATGTACTAACATGTGAATATGAGGGTCCAGGAATGGTCGGCCTGTTTTAGTCGAATACTGGGTGATACTCCAAGTAAATACTTGTCCTCGTTTAGTGATGTCCAACACTAGCCAAGCACCTGCCAGTGCGGAGTCCTCCTCCTTATTGACCACGGTTGTATAGGTATCAACGGTTTCTTTAATGGTGTTCTTAGTTACTTTTCCTCTTCTGGAACGACCATATTTAGTGACAGTTTTGGTTGTCGTGCCAGTTTTGATTTGAATTTTCTGGTCGGGCTTGTTTGTAAAAGAACCTGATGGCCCTGAACCATAATACAAGTCAGTATATCTGTCGCCATATTCTAATATTGAACCGGGCTCACATATTTGAAGTCTAGCCATGGGTTTTGCACCATAGGCCATGTCACGCATACCAAAGCGTCCAATAGTGTTACCGCTAGGGTCTAATAGCAAGACTTCAACACGTCCCATTGCACGGCCATTATGAGTACCACTGTACTTAAATTGATGAATACCCGTTCGTACTCGCCAGTCAGTCAGTGATTGTGTCATGCCAGTATAACGATATGCTGGGCCATACCAGTGGTCTTCCATAGTTGTAGGCATCGGTCCAAAGTCATACCCATTGCTATTTACAGTTGGTCGCATTACATTAGTTTCAGTCTTAATCTCGCTGTGGCCTTGATACGTGTAAGCTTCACCAGTTTTCATATTGCTAAGTGCATTGGCATCATTTGTCCACATTGCCATAGTTCCTAGTGGGTCATCAACAGCTTTAGTATAAGGTTGAACCGCAGTGGCTTGGTCTCCCGGTGACTCTGGTCCTAAACCAAACTGACCACCATTTAAGCTAAAGCCAATGTGCTTTAAATCTCGCTTAGGTATGACCTGAATAACTGGCTCTGTTCTAGCGGTACCACCAACAGTGATTGTATTTAAGCCGTTCTTTAAAGGCTTCTCAACCTGTGGTAAGGTTGCCCGTGGGTCGGATTGCACAAAGGTAATGGTTAGTGTCATGTCATACATACCCGGGTTAATCGGGGCTGGGTCACTAATTGCGGTAATATGTCCCCAATATGTCACCTTAGGTTCAAAGCCAAAGATTAATGGATACTCCTTGTTATTATCACTGGGGTCATCGCTTAATAGCAGACCACTTAAATTGTGCATCACCTGATTAAAGGCGTCTTGATTATCGGCACAGTAGATTGACACTGGAATACTAATCGTCCGACTGGTAAAGTCCGTGCCATTAAATTGGTTACCGTACATGGCCGGTATGTCAGTAACTTGTTCAGCCATGGCCGGTGCACTAGGTAATACCACGTTGCCCATTTCAACTTGTAAATCGTCCCGGCTATTCAAGCCAGCGTATTCAAAATCATCTCGTTGTAAGGTCACGATTTAACCTCCTTTTTAAGTTTATGTAAAAAGGGTGCCCAATTAAGGACTACCCTTTGATTGACTGGGATATTAGTACCCCATCATTTGTGAGTATTGTGAAGCTGTCTTATTATCAGATTTAATGGTATTAATTACGTCTGACTTAGCAATGAATGCTTGTACATTGCCTTGACCTGATACTAAAGCTGCCAATAATGCAATGACTTTATCAAGCTTCTCATTACTTTCACTGCTATTAGACGCAACCTGACTACCGTTGTTGCCATTTACAACCTGACTAGCCTGTGCAATTAACTGGTTAGCCCGTGATTTATTGGTCAATGGCAGCACCATTTCAGGCTTGTTGTGTTCAGCGACTTCAATCAACTGGTTAGTGTTGATGATGCCACCGTTTTCGTAGCCTTCCGGCCCACTAACACGAGCAAACGCACTAGGACCTGAGCCATATTTAGCTTTCATATAGTGGATACCAGCTAGCAAATCATCATAACCATTAAGTGGATTGTTATGGCCGGGGAACTTGTAAGCGTCAAATGTTGGCTGGATAGTTTGAACCAGCCCTTTAGATGGAATACCCATTCTAGCGTTAGCGTCCCAGTTGTTAACTACTGATGGGTCACCGTTTGATTCACGTGCAATAACTTTCATCCAAGCTGATACTTGACTAGCACTGGCTTCAAAGCCATTCTTCTTCAAGGCTTTAATAACATCTGGCTTCCAACGCTGAACACCTGAGCCACCGGGGTTACTACTGCCACCGTCACCAAACATATCAGCTAACTTGCTAATAAACTTCCAGAAACCACTACCTACTTGCTTTTTAATGGTGCCTAGTAAGCCACTAGACTTAGAAGACTTATCCGAGCTAGTGCTGTCTGATAAACCGGGTACTCGTCCATAGCCAGCAAACGATCCATAGCCACCGCCATGGACTTTACTGATACCCATACCAGAATGCTCATTTTCAGCACTATAGAACTCACCATTACCGGTATATACCCCAACGTGATCGCTACCACCTGGGCCAAAGAATACCAAGTCACCCGGCTTAGGATTGCTGACGCTTTTAGAAGCTCTGTACTGCTCACTACTAGTCCGTGGGAAGCTAATTCCAAGCTTCTTTAGGGCATACTCAACTAGGCCGGAACAGTCAAACGCACTAGGGCCCTCAGCACCCCAAACGTACTTGTTTGTGGCACCGTACTTCTCCATTGCATTAACTAGGCTAGAACTAGAAGCGCCACTGTCTAGGCTGTCACTAACGCCACCCCATAGGGTTGACCACCATGTCTTAGCTTGCTTCTCAACGCCGTTAAATAGTCCGTGACCAATGTTACTCATGACACCAGATACGCCCTTAGAAGACCAGCTAAACAGGTTTTCGAGCGACTTAATTGGGTGAGCAATAACGTTTTCGGCGGTATTAAAGAACTTCTCTAGTCCATTGACCTTCTTACCAACCCAACTAGTCACGCCTGAAATCCCACTAGTAACGCTATTTAGTATGTCACCAAAGAAGCCACCTACTCCAGTACCATTTGAAAAGTGGCTAACACCTTGCATCGACATTAGCATGGCTGTCTCACTAGCGCTCAATACTTCTGATCCAGCTGGTAACAGCATCTTAGTGTTGCGTCCTTGAACAATGCCTGAATCGCCATTAGGGAGCATGACCATTTCTTTGTTACCAGTTTGGGGACTATCATTACCATCATTTAACATTGCCATAGTAGGACGTGTAATCGGATTCCGTGATCCACTAAGCACACCAGTACCAGTGGCAAAGTTAACATGGTCTAAAGTAGGTATAGTTCTCTTATTCTTGCTACCAAAACTATGAATTACTGCGTCAACTGCTTTAATGCCATCATTGATAATGTCGATAACATCGTTCATGCCATCTTTAGCAAAATTCTTTAGATCTTTCCAAAGTCCTTTGAAGATATTCTCAACGCCAGTGCCTAAACTAGACCAGCCACCCTTAAATTTACCCTTGAATGTTGATAGCCAGTCGCCCATTGAATGGCCGAATACTCTAGTATGGCTAAGGTCTTTGTTCCAATAGCTGTGCAGGTTAGACCGCATGGTATTCCAATGACTGTCCCAGCTATGCGCAAAGCTCTTTTTCCAGCCAACCCATCTGGATCCCATACTGCTAAAGAAGTCTCTAGTATGTTTAATTGACCTGTTCCAGTAGTGGTTTAAGTTGGAACGCATATCATCCCAGTGGTTATTCCAACTTTTTCTAAAGCTAGACTTCCAACCGTTCCACTTCTTACCCATGCTAGAAAAGAAATCTCTAGTATGTTTATAGGAACCGTTCCATGCGCTATGCAAGTTACGAGTCATAGCATTCCAATGGCTGTTCCAACCTTTTCTAAAGCCATTTTTAAAGCCGTTCCACTTCTTGCCAACGGTGCTAAAGAAGTTCCTGGTGTTCTTAACGGAACCGTTCCAATTATTCCTGAGCGATTTACCCATGTCTGACCAGTGCTTGTTCCAGCCTTTTCTAAAGCTATTTTTAAAGCCATTCCACTTTTTAGACATGTTGCCTAGCGCTTTGCCTATCGACTTGCCGACATTTGAGCCCCATTTAGCAATACCCTTGCCAAAGTTAACCACTGATTTAAACGTCTTATTAACCCATTCACGGAACGGCTTAATATGTTTGTAAGCCTCGTAGAATGCTACACCTAAGGCGACCACAGCAGTTAAAACTAGGCCGATTGGGTTAGCTAATAACAACCTGCCCAATGATAGAAAGGATTTACCTAGTATTTTAATACCAGAACCTAGCACACTGAATGCCTTAGAAGCACCTTTATAAGCAATTTTAGCCGTCCATGACAGGCCTTTACCAATCAGCTTGCTAGTGCCTTTAGTGGCCTTCCATAATAGGCCTACCGTTTTAGAAGCACCCTTCCAAGCAACCTTAGCAGTCCATTTTAGGCCTTTGCCAATCCCTTTAGCAGTACCTTTAATGGCTTTGCTGAATTTGGTTAGCTCTCGTTTACCCTCAGCTCCATCAACCTTTGGTTTGAACACAATTCGACTAAGCTTACCACCTATGCCCTTCGCCAAGTCTAAGCCACTAAAGGCTAGCTTTAATGCAGATATACCCTTACTTGCGACATACGCACTAGAAGCTAAACCAGCGAATACTTTAGGGTGTTTCTCAGCAAACCCACCAACAATCTTTAATATTGGTTCAATGTCTTTTAGAGATTGTACGAACACGTTAAAAGATGTCTTAGAAGCAGTCTTCATCGAACTAAAGAATGACTTAATTTCTTTTTTGTGAGCAATAATGTTAGCACCCAATTTATCAATGCCTTTAGCTAGATTAGCCAACATTTTATTGAGGCTATCACCAACATTAAAATTCTTACCGGCAAACGCTTTAGTTATGTCATTAATCTGTAAGGCTAGTGCATTGCCAACATCTTTAAACTCAGCTTTAGTAGAACTATCACCAATCCACTTGGTAAATTGACCCATTAATGGGGACTTCATATTGGCAATTGGCTTGTAAATGGCGTCTAATAGCGCTGGCATTTGAGTTTTAATTGACCGTTCCATACCGGGAATAGTCTTCATTAGGTTCTCTGAGGCAGTCTTATACTTGCTACCGAGAGAGTTCATAACTTCTTCAGCGTCTTTAGCACTAATCTTACCGGCGCTCATCTGGTCACGCAACGTTGACATGGTTAACTTGCTATTATGCTGTTGTTTCCTTTCGAACTCCAACATTTTTTCGGCGTACATTGGTAATTGGTCGTTAATCATGTTGAAGTCACCAAGTTGCATCTTGCCACTTGATAGCATATGAGTGAAGTTGGTTCCTAATCTAGTAACATTCTCATCACTTAGGTTAAGCGTATCACCCAACGTTAATATTGACTTAGTTAATTCTTTAGTTCGTGGTGCATTATCAAACACATGGTAAAATGACTGGTTAAGTTCATCAACCACATTGATATTTTGATTGAAAGCTGAAGCTAACTCATTGCCAATGCCGACCATTTGTTTACCTTTTCCGTTTGAACCAGTTAAGGTAGTCCATGTGGCCGCCATTGTACGTTGCTTGTTATCATATTCTGTTACAGCACTAGTAAGTTCACCAAAAGATGCCGTCATACTTGATAAAGCGTTGGTAACCCCATTAGCAACTAGATTGGCGCCTAGAATTTTACCGAATAAATGAGATGTCTTCTTAGCCTTGTCGTCAATGGAATCTAACTTAGACCGTACACCTGACATGAAGCCATGTGGTTCTTTTTCCATCGCCTTAACTAGTTCGTTTTGGCTAGCCTTAGCTTTAGCCATGGCTGTTGCGGTCTCATTAACACGCACTTGCTGACGTTTATAGGCGTCACTAGTAGCCCCACTGGCCGTCTTAATCCGTTCCAGTTCACTAGTTTGGGCCTTATACTGAGCCTCCATGTTAGAATAAGCCTGTTTTAAACCACCTAAACGGGCCTTGTTGGCTTCGGCTGACCTACCTTCGGCTTCTAGGCGCTTCACATAGGACTCACTCAGTGCTGTACTCTGTTTATAGCCTTTTTGTAGGTCGGCTAAGCCTGAATTGTAATACTGTAGCTTTGACTTGGCCCGATCTAGCTGACCACCCATTGAGTCGTATGACCGACTAGCCCTGTTAATCTGATCAGACAGCTTTAAATATTGGTCTTCACCGTCTTTAGTATCCCTGTTTAGGCCGGCTTGACGGGACTTTAACTCATCAATTTTAGCCTTTTGGGCTTCCATTGATTTAGCTAACCCGTCTACCCTAGCCGAAGCGGCCTTTTGATACTCTCCAGCTGATTTTAAAGCCGTCTCTTGGGCTTTCCAGCCGCTAGTATTTGCTTTAACTTCGGCCGTCAACGTCTTTAGCGATTTAACAGCTTCTGCTGAATCTAGGCCAACCTTACTGGTCATCTCACGGCCGACTACTTTTTTAGCCATTCTTTTTTAACCTCCTTTTAGGCACAAACGCTTATAAGCCATACGTTTGGTTAATGGCCTCTAGTGGGTCAACCAGTTCAGCACGGTCTTCCTTTTTACGAGCGTTTAAACTAGCCATCATATTAAAAAAGGAGCTATCATCAAATTCTTTCGGTGATAACCCCTCGGTTAATAATTGTTGAGCTAGCAAGTTGAAGTCTTCCTGTTGGTTTTTCAACTTTAGGACTTCCTTTTTAAGCTCACCGTTACGCTTGTGCCGGCTTATTTTGACGACTTAGCGTCTTCGATGGCTTTACGTTGCTTCTGTTCTGACAGCTTAATGTCAGCGTCTGAGATGCCATTTAAACGCATAATCAAGTAACCAACACCTTCACCAAAGCGCTCAATTGAGATGGTATCGTTAATCGTTTCCATCTGCTTGTCAGTGTAGCCCATTACACGTTGCACAAAATCGGCCATATCGTCCTGCAATTCCAGGCCATTTTTCATTGCGTCTAGTTCAGTGATCTCTTTTTCAGTGTCCTGTGACTCCAGCATGCTAATTTGAACCTTGGTAGCTAATCGAATGATATTGTTAGTTGGTGTTACATTGGCCATCTTGTTGATTTTAAAATAGTTTTTAGCATTGATTTTCATAATTGTTTGTACCCCTTTATTTAAATTTGTATGTATTAAAAAGCCACCCAGTTGAGGGAAGCTTTTTAATTGTTGCTATTTACCAAGTCCTACACCAGGCACTACACTCGATGGGCTTAACACATAGCCACCAAATACTTCAGCGTATAGCTTGGTTAAGTCAAAGCCTTTATCAGTCGACTTAGCGACCATATAAGGTTGTTGTACCTTGTTGGCAGCTAAGAAGATGGTAGGCTTCAATGGCGTTAAGACGGTACCATGTAAGGCTGTTGAGTAAGCCGCTTCATTGTTGGTATCAGTTGAGTTGTTAGACCCTTCTTCAACAAATTCAACATTATTGAAGCATTCGTAGATTGAAATATCCCCATCTAATGATTGTGATTCGGCAATCATTGCCACATGAGGCTTAGGTAGTTGACGTACCCATGCACCTGTATTGGCGCTTTGTGTGAACCCCTTTAGCATCTGATTAATCTTGAAGTCTAAATCTAAGGCGGTTAAAGCCAGCGTGGGCATAGACTTACCATAGGCTGTTCGTTTGACTTGTCCATTACCCCAGCCGGGAGTTCCAGCCGCTTCAAGGGTGGATACGTTGATTTGACTGAACCCTTCGCCTTGATGGTCAGCAACATAAATTCCATCAGTAGATAGACCTTTATCAGGGTCTTTAATTAAGTCACCTTTACTGTCAAGTAAAGCAAAAGTTGCTTTGACAATGTTGTGTTTTGACATTTAAATATCTCTCCTTTAAATCATTTCATTTTTAGCTACATAAATTGTTTTGGTTACTTGGTTGGTATCCGGGTCAGTTGTGTGGTGCTGACTAGATACAATTAACCAGCCGGACGCTTTAAGATTTTTCATTAAAGCTATTTCAGCTTCCAATGGGTTAAAGTCATCTGCTAGGTTAACCTTATAAAAGATTTGAATCTCAACACCCATTGCTAATCCTTTAAACGTGCTGTTTGCAAGATAGGCCGGACTTGAATCAGTCTCTTGTAATAGCATGACTGTTAAATCAGTGTTGTCTAAATCTTCTTTAGGTATGCTGTTAAGGTAGACTTTATCGAGCCACGTTAAATTTAGGGTGTTAACTAGGCTGGCTACCTGTGATACTGGTAATAACACTAGTCATCGTCCCCCTTCTTATATTCATCTAGCATGGCGTTAAAGACATCATCTTGTGAGTCGTCTAGGTTCTGGTCAACGAAGTGGTCAGCCTTAATGTACTTAGTACCATCGTTTAATCTTCTGGCGTTCATATCATGGAATTTGTTAGTCCAGCCCACAATTGAACTACCGTCATGTTCGCCGTCTATATCGTTAGAGTTATAGCTTATATTGTCAGCCATGTGTCCGTACTTCTCGTCTTTATGACTTGAATAGTGTTTCTTTTTCGTGACTTCGGTTAAGTTATCAGCTAACTTCTTAGCGCCGGCTTTGGTTATCTTCTCTTGTTCAGCTTCGTTGGGGACTAGCTTGTGGACGTCTTTAAGCCAGCTTTCTAGTTGGTCGGCCATATCATCGTTTGCCATCGCTAGGCTCCCTTAGTAACCTGTTTGAGTGTCAAATAATCGCAAGACAGATAATTACTAGAATCATCTATGCTGTCATTGATGACATCGTAAAGTTTACCTTTATATTGACATTTAATGCCTTCATAAACTTTAGGATTATGCCTAATAATGACCACCACTTGCTCTAGTTGTTCAGCTGTGAGTTGATACGAAGATGCAATCGATCGTGTATAGGGTGCACAGTATAAACTAAACTGACTAACAAACGTTTGTTTACTAGTTCCATTAATAGGATTTTGAATAGTTTTAACAGTGCCAATCTGTATACGTTGGTTAAAGTCAACTGGAGTTAACCTATTAATTGCCATTGCCGTCCACCTCATCTTGCTTTTGATTATACAGGCCTCGTAATTGGCCAATGATTGAATCAACAACTAAGTCAACTGGATTAACAGTGTTTGAAGTGATTGATGTCCGGTAATACCAGTATGAACCAGCTAAGGCGTAAACAGCAGTTTCAAACAAGTCATTCACGCCTTCCATTTCATAGAACCCCGTAACGCCATTTTCATCCCCAATGGACTGTTTAATGTAGCTAGTGGCTGCAGACAAGTAGCCTTTTAGCAGCTCGTCATCATCATTCCCGTCAATTCGCAAAGATGATTTCAATGTTTTTAAATCGGCTGCCACTTAAATCACATCCTTACTTAGCCGCCCAGATTGTCACTGTACTGTGTATTTATCGGCGACATAGTTGGCTAATTACTTCCCGAGGGACGTTGCAGCAAAGTTGGCCGTTTGGTCAGCAATTTTAGTAAACGAACCTGCAACAAAGGCTTCCGTATCAGTAGCTTCAACATCAAAACGATCAATCACGCGAATCTTTGTTTGGTCTTTTGCAAAGGCATCGCCACCAATATTGGTAGTCAATAAGGAAGTGCTTTCTCGGTCAAACAAAGTTACTGCTTGTGACAAATCACCATAGTAAAGTGGATAAGCCTTTCCTGACGTAGCTGTAACGTTAGGCAACCACTTGTCAGCTACCTCCACAATCCGCTTGCCACGGATTAAATACCGATCAGGTTGTGTTGGATCGGGTTGCAATAAGTAGCGTCCCATAGCATCCTTAACCTCGGAAAGCACATTGAAACCAGACGTATTTGTCATTAAGAACGACGTAGACTTAATGGCAGGATCAACGGCAGTATTAATCATCGTAATAATGTCATCAAACTTGGACAAGTTAGGCTTTTTAGGTGCTTTGTCCATCGCCGCAATGATTTTAGCATTGCGAGTAACAACAACCTTCTTAGCAATCCATTGAGACAGCCAAGCCAAAATGTTGTCAGCTGTATCTTTTAGTAACGAATTAGTGGCAGTGGTAATGCCAGCATACCGATGGATCGTATATTTGATAATGGATAGCTTAGGATCATCATTATCACCAATGGTAGCTGTTTCATCATCTAAATCAGCCAATGGAGTAATATCGGTCCATTTTTCGTAAACCCGTGACCCAGTTTGAGTTGTAACGGATTCCCGATTAACATACTGTTGTAATGAATCGAATTGGCGAACCAACGTATTAATTGCTGTTTGAATATCTTGGGGAATAGTCAAGCCGATTGCATTGCCACCACCGTCGGTAGAAGAAGTTACCAAGTTCATAACTTTAGGGTCACCTTTAATCATGCCTCGGAAGTTATTAATGAACTCAGCTTTGATGTCTTTTTCATTATCATCAAGCGGGGTCTTGTCCTTATCATCCATATTGGCAATTTCTTGAGCCTTGCGTTCTTCTTCCAATTGTTCATGTAAAGCATCACGCCGGGCAACCGCATCGTCGCGGTCTTGTTTCATTGCTTTAAATTTGTCTTGATCAAAGCTGTCGTCAAGGACAGCTGCGTTTAATTTGTCGTTTAAGTCTGATACCTTTTGCCCTTGGGCAATCCAAGCATCATTCATCGTGTTAATATTAGCCATTAGTTGGCCTCCTTTTGATTTTTACCAAATAAAATAGCCAATTTGCTGTTTCGTAATTCAGCAGATTGACCATTAGTAGTATTTTCTTTTTTAGACGGCTTAGCTTTATCCTTATCCGCCTTATAAATGAGATTCATCAGCTTATTAACTGCAGACTTAGGTGGAATATGTGAAATAGCATTCACCGGTTGCAATTGTTGATCATTGGCAAACATAATTTCGTCAGCGAAACCTTTATCAACGGCATCACTAGCGGTTAACCATGTTTCATTTGCCATTAGCTGTAGCAAGTCAGCTTGCTCCATGCCAGTTTTAGCTTTATAAGCGCTGGCAATCGATTTATCAATGCCATTTAAAATACTGGCTTCATGCTCCAGATCGTCAGCATTACCAGCTGGTTGTGACCAAGCCTTATGGATCATAATCTGTGCAGTTGGTGAAATGTTGATGTGATCGCCAGCCATAGCAACCACGCTTGCCGCACTAGCGGCTAAGCCTTGAATATTAACTGTTACATTGCCAGCATAATTCTTTAGCATAGTGTAAATCTCGCTAGCCGCGAAAACATCGCCACCATTGGAAGCAATGTCAACTTCAAGTTCTTCATCATCACCGTCGTCATCGTCATCGCCACTGTCATCATTTAAAATGTCGGCAACACCCGAAGGTGATACTGCTGGCATTCCAAAGAACTGATAGAAACCGGCTGTTTGATCATCAACAATGTCACCTTTAATCATCACTTTCTTTGTCATCATTATCACCTCCTTTTCCCGATTGAATCACAACTTGTTGTGTCGTTGGATTCTTAGCATCAGGCATTTCATCTGGAAAATAACCAGTCTGCTGTAGTAACCAAGTTGCTTGATTATTGGCAATTGTGCCATCTTTAGCTAGTCCTGATAGGGTTGCTGCAAATGAGTCGCCCAATGGGTCTACAGCAGTCCGTATATTGGCCGTAATCTTAGCGTTAAGCTTATTATCCAGCTCAGCTAAAATCGCCTGTAAATAGCGATTAAGGGCATTGGTGTACATGCCTTTAATTTGGTCAATATTACTTTGCTGGTCACCTTGGCCATTCAAATAGCTATCAGGAATGCCGAAAACTTTAGCAATTTGCTTACTCGTCCAATCTGTTTGGCTTAACAGCTTAGTAACATCGGCTTTCATTTCCAGTGGCTTGTAATCTTCAAGTTGATCAATAACTACCGGGCCACCATTTGACTTGTTCACCTGTTTCATAAAATTGCGTGAACGGCTGGCCTTCATCTTCTCACTTAGCAGCCCACCGTGTTGAATAGATAGGACACCAGGAGCGCTAATTGAACGTGCTAATGCAGCCAACGTTAAACTGTTAGACGAACTCTTGACTTGTAACTCACTCGATAATGCTTTTAATGGACTGTTACCCGTCATACCACCATCGGTACTAGCCCAGCGAATATGAATCATGTCAGACTGTGGTACATATTGAAGAACGCCCAAGTTAGGCTCATCAAAAGTAACCGTATAGGTTAAGCCACTGCCGTCATCCAATAAGTAGGTTTGTACTTGGCTAGGTCGCAAATATTCCCAGCGCAGATCTAAACCATTAGGATTACGCCAGCGATATGCAAAGCATTCACCACCCAATAACAATTGTGAATACATAGACTGCCAAAACGTGTGCCCATTAGCTGTCGTGCTAGGATTGTTTAGAATTCCTTGTGCGCGTGGCATATTAGCCATTAATTGTACCGTGGCTAAGTCTCCAGATATTTGGTTAACTGCTGAATAAATATCCGAATTTTCCAAAGCGTCCTTGGCACTAACATAATCATTATTGCCAGTTGGTGACAAAAAGTTAACGATATTATCGTCTTCTACTGGTACGCTTTGAATACTAACTGAATTATTTTTTGCCGTTGGTGGTTCAAAAAAGGGCATTATTAATCACCTCCTTTTTGGCCAGCTGTTACGACTTCCGAAAGCCAGCCAATTAAAAACAAAGCTACAGCGGTTGCTAGAATGCCCTGTGCCTGACCAAATAAGAAGGCTGCATATACCCCAGCAATCATACCTAAAATGAAACACAGCACATCAAAGTAATGCCAGATAGTTGCAAAAAATTGTTTAAAAATCATTAATATCATCTCCTAGCAATCCTGACTCCGGGTTATTAAACCATTCAAGAACTTGTTTTTCGTTCATACGTTCGACCTGTTTATCAGGATTGTTTACGTCTGAAAAGTCTTCAAAGTGATACATGGCTTGGAACAAGGCATCAATTAACGCGTCTACCACATCAATCTTCAATGTGGCCTTAGCTTTATCAACTTGAATACCAATTTTATCTTCATAAATTTCAGCATTCAATAATGCCTTTTCCATAATTCGATCATCTAGTCGGTCAACTGACCCTTCAACAAACATCGTCTGTAAAAACTTAGTTGGATCCTTCAATTCACTAGTCCGCTGCCGAATGGCTTGCAACGGCCAACCAGAATTTAAATCCAATTGCTTGATTGTGGGTGTTAGCCCCCACGCATCATAACCAAAGAAAACAACTTCCAGTCGATGCCGATCAACAAAGTTAAGCAACCACTGATAAACCTGCTCATCATTGATGAGTCCTTGCGGATGGCTACTAATTGTGCAAAATCCCTTTTGAGCTAAGTCCCGATAATTAATACCGTCTTGCTTTTCTTTAGCCTCAATCGAACCGGCTTTCTGCCAGGGAATAAAACTATGTTGATAAATGAACCATCGCGGTTTGTCATTATTATCACGATAAGGAAATACAAACGCTAGCGCTGTGTTATCACTAAACATCGAGTAGTCAAAGCCAATATAGACTTGCCGGTCATCAAAACTAAATGATGATATAATAGCTCGCTCAACGTCAGGAAGTTTCAAAAAGCTATCGGTCGATTGTTCTAGCCACAAGTTAAGGTTTTTGTTTTGGAAATCGTTGAGTGTACCTGACAAAGCGTCAGAATCACGCTTATCTGTCAAGCCGTTCAGCAAAACTTCTCGTTGGCTCGGTAAATCTAGCAAGGGATTACTTTTAACCCACATATCGGGCTTATAAGTTTCGTCCAGATTGTCCTGCGACCAAATAAGCCCCAAATATGTATCAGCATCGCGTAAATAGTCTTGTTCCATGGCTTGCTGAATCATGCGTTCATCATCATGGAACGGAACAGTTGGATCAGGATAAGCCGTTGAAATTTGAATAAATTGCTTATTACGCACCTTAACTTGCCCTGACACAATCTTAGAAATCTTCTGCCGTGTCTTAATTTCACCAATTTCATCAAATATAGCCGTTGTGAAATGGAAGCTGTCGTACTGACCGGCTTCATGACTAATCGCCCGTAGCTTGTTATTAGTCTTGCTCATTGTGACTTGATCGGCCTGTGAGGACAGCGTCCGTGTATCTAATCCACTATCAGCAATCAACGACTTAAATGGCTCAATAGTTGCAATCTTAGCAAGCATTGACTTAATGTAACCCAGAATCTTGCTCGTTTGTTTGTAATTAATGGATGAAACTAAGTAATCTTGGTTAGATAGTCCCAATGACTCAATTAAAAAACTATAAGCAGTGATAATCGCCATCAAGTACGTCTTACCTTGTCCACGCGCAACGGAAACTATAGCTCGTGAGAAACGCTTGCCACCGTCGTCATTACGCCAGCCAACCAGCATTGCCATAATGAATTCTTGCCACGGCATAAGTTTAGTTAGTTCGCCTGTGTCAACGTTCGGACAAATGGAAGCAAATTTAAGCACTTGGTCTACTTTCTTAACCGAATAAGTAAACGGAAACTCAACGCTACCTTGACGTTGTAAGTCTCGGATATGGCGAAAAGCCGCTAACTTAATCAAATAGCCAGTAACCGCCTTCCCATCAAGGACATCAAAGGCATACTTTGTGCCCAAATCAGTGTATTGTTGGCGAATTGCTGAGCAGTCTAATGATTGATAAGCCCCAATAACATCATGTGTTTGTGTTAAATCAATCTTCATTATCAGTCTCCTAGAAATTCTTTCATACGATCACTAATGCTTCGCTCGTCCTTGTGGTCATCTAAGTTTAAATTGAGCAAATCGCTGCGTGACTTAGGAGATAGTCCCAATTCAGCGCCTAACTTCGTTAGATTCTTAACCGCTGAATCGTAAATCTGTGTCATGGGATTACGCTTGTAGCCCACGAAGTCTCTACCAATTTTTTTGCCGGTCTGATCTTGTAACGTTTTATAGATCGCTTGGACTTCACCGTTTTCCTGAATATGTTTATACGCATTGCGATAAATCTCATATTGGGAAGCATATTGCTCCACAAGCCCGCTATCAATGCGCTTAACCGGGGTATTGTCTTCTAAAAAAGGCACTAATCGACGCCAAACTACCTTAGCTTGCCGGCCTAAGTAAGCTGGCGGTGTACGTGTTAATTGTCCGTCGTTGACGTCTTTATCAGTTTTTTTCATTTTCTCTGCCTCCTTTCATTATTGGTTGACCCCCCCTACCTAAAAAAATCAAAAAATTGTTTCTATCACAAAATGACGGCAATGTGTGTGCTTTTCCTGGGACGTGTTAGGGGGCGGGGGTTGTTTTAATAATCATCGTGACTAATTACATTCATAAATTTAAAGTTGCTTAAATCAAACGATAGGAGCTTATAATAAGATCTGATTGTTTAATAGCTTTGACAACTGTTTCAGTATCAACGGTTGCATCTGATTTACCAATGAACTCAAACGGTGCAATAGACTGATCAAGTACGACGACATCTTTAGCCGTATGAACTTGCTGACGCCATTGCTTTCTAATAGCGTCCTTTGTCTTCATATCAACAAATTTGTCAGCATTCACGCAAATAATCCACAGATTGATTGATTCAATATAATATGATTTCAATATCTTCACCCCTTATCCATTAACACAACGATTGACGATACATCATTTATTGGCGTTACGCTTTGCAGCTCGTTGCCTTGACCAGTGCCATAAGTTACTTGTTCCCAGTCTGTCTTGAGTCGGTGACACTTACTGCAGATTACAGCTAAGTTATCAACGTTAGCTTTCAATGCTTCGTCAAACTCAATCGGCACAATGTGATCAACCGTTTTAGCAGGTGTGATAATGCCTTGCGCTTTACAGTAAGCACATAAGTAATGGTCACGCTCTAGGACTTGTTGCCTTAGATGTGACCATTGCCTTGTCCGATAGAAGTTGTATTGCTGACGCTTATCTTCATTACGATAACGTGTAACCGTGTTGTACTTGTGTGTGTATTGTTTGTCATTGCTACGTGCCCAACGTTGTCGACTAGCCAAGTACTCAGCTTCATGCTCATAGTGCTGCTGACAATAGTGGTCAGGAAAAGTGACCATCGCATGGCAGTTAGGATAGCGGCATCTTCTTGTTCTTGGCATGTTGCTTCCTCCGTTTCTTTTCACGACGCTTCTTATCCTTGTACCACTTATCTAGCCGAGCATCAGCCTGCACCCATTCAGGCGGCTCGTACCCGTATTTGCTATGAATCATTGCTGCCATGACGTCACTCCTAAATTTATGTATCAAAAAACTCCCGCCAATAAGCGAGAGCTAGTTTGGAGATTGTCCGTTTTGACGCCGCGGACGCGTTTAATGTGCTTGGTAGGGATTTGCACCCTACATGATGTGTGGACATATTGGTCGTCAACCAACACCCGTTACTCGCACCTAACTGTGCGTCTACCTATTCCGCCACAAGCACATGTTACACAGTTTTAGCCCTCATGAGTGACCATGCTGCATAACAATATCGCCGGTAGGCCTCGAACCTACATCCCATTGTGGCTTACCAATTAGCCCACAGCGATTACCAGTCTGTAATTTGGAGGATTACTTCATGCACGTCAATCACATTTGGCATACTACCAATTTAGCACGATTATAGGGGTCAAAAGTGCACGATTAGTGCACGTTTTTATATTTCGTACAATCCAAACCCCTTAGCGCAATCGTTGATAAAAGTTTTCTTTAAGTCAAACGCTTTTCGACGGCTAACATTTATCATATGATTTGCAATTAATCCGTCAATTGTGTACTGCTGGTGTTTCTTAAAATATAGCTCATTTATAATTACTTCTGTATCACGGCCAACGCCGTCTAAACAATCATCAATCACTTCTCGCTGACGCTTCAATGTGTTAATGCGCCGATCATCGTCAATTGTAATGAGCGTATTTAACGCCGTTTCCGGATACTTGTATTGTGCCTTGCCACCTCCGACATTATCATCACGAGGGACAGTTGGATAACGTAATTCCTGTTCGCGTTTCTCGATATACTTGTCAATCTTGGGATAGTCACGTAGAATATCTTCAACTTTTCTAATCGTCGTTCGTTTCACTACCAGTTCCCCTTTCACTCAACTCCGCAATGTCAGCAATGAAGTCCTGGCCAATTTGTGCCTGTTGCTCAATTGTCAGTGCCGCGTTCATTTCCAGGTTGGCAACCGTGGCTTTCATTTGGATTGCTTTGGCATATTCGGTATCAGTCATGTTTAATCCTCCACCACATATCCATCTAGCCATGCACGGGCAATGTCGTCTTTGGTCAAATGTACATCCGGGCACACTTCGTCATTCAAGTCGTATAGCATGTCGGTAATCCCATAGCCGTTCCGTTTGTATAATTGAATATAAGTATCCAGTTCCTTAGAAATTACCGGCAGCTCGCCATACTGTTGCTCATATAAAGCATTCGGGATAATCCAGTGCGAACTATCCGCGCCGGTCGCAATCCAATCACCGACGTCTACTTTACCTGACCCCATTAGATATAATTCAGGGCTGTGGTGAGTTCCAAGCATTGTTCCTGCGTCAATTAATTCATACTTATCAATCATCTCATTGCTTCCATCAAACTGTTCAGCCTCAATTGGCTGTTTGCGATAGAACTTCATTTGTCTTCCTCCAATAGCTCCGGGTTAGTGTGCACATTGCCAATAATTTCAACAATAGGTGGCGTCATTACCATCACTTTATACCAACTGTCTCCAATCCAGAATGCGCCATACTTAAAATTGACAACATCTGTCACACTACTGCCAATATAGCCATCGTCTCTATCAGGTTCTTGGTCATAACCATGAACAATATCCCCCACATAAATCTCCTCACCGTACATGTCTGTCATGCCAGTAAACTGTTCTAGCACCAGATTATCAGGTTTTATTGTGCCTTTACGTTGAAGGCCTGCTACTTTGACTTTTTTTAACTCGCCGTCAGGGTAAAACTCAATTTCTAGCACCTTGCGATAGCTACTTGTCGCTTTGTCCCACGCTCTAAATTTAATCATCGTTGCCATCTCCTTGACTAGTTTCATTCCAAGATACTTTGCTTATGGTAAGGAACAGTCATAATTGACGTGTTCTGGCCCTTTTCTCTGAAATGTTTCGCATCTTTTCTAGCGGCTTGTCTATTGGAATAGACAGCTGCCACATCACTATTAATCATCAATATATAAGCCATTTTCAGTCCTCCTTGAACGCTTCAAACGCCCGCTTGTGTTCCTCATGGTAGCTCCATTCTATCTGCAATTACTTTAATAACTGGCACCGTTACGCTATTACCAGCCTGCTTGTATAATTGGCTGTCACTTAATCCAGCTTCTCGTGCTCGAATAAATGCCCAATCCGGAAAGCCTTGCAGGCGCCACGTTTCTAACGGTGTTAACTTTCTTACTCTATAATCGTCTAATATCTTTGGTTCTTGGCCACCACCTTGCATAGTGCTAAGCGTTGGCGCAATCCCGTCAGTCCCATATACTCGCCCAACCTGTGGGTTACAACCAAAAGATTTTGAATTGCTGATGTTACCTAATTGATTAACTACAATCTTGGGTGAATCTTTATACGAATGTGCAGTTACCGTATGGCTAATTCCGCTTGGATCAATTACGGAATTTGCATCACTTGAATGTCTATTGGGATATATCCTGGCTACTTCTTTAATTGTTTTATTAGTTTCTCCGTTTTTTCTGACGATAGGAAATACTTTCCTGGTACGTCGTCCTCTAAGATGTCCGACAATGAAGATACGTTCCCGGTGTTGAGGCACGACTTCGGCTGAGTCGAGAACGTCCCACTCGACATCATACCCGATTTCATCCAATTCAATTTGAAGTTTGAGAAAGTCAAGCCCTCGGTTAATACTAAGTAAGTTTTTAACGTTCTCAATGAGTAAGTAGCTGGGTCTATCTTCTTCTTCGAGGTCTCTAATAAGCCCTGTAACTGTAAAAAACAAAGAACTACGCTTTCCGGCAGTGAATCCTTTTTGCTTACCGGCGACTGAGATGTCTTGGCATGGAAAACCAAAGCACCAGCAGTCTGCTCTGGGTAACTCACTAGCTCTAACTGTTCGTATGTCACTTGCATTCCACACTCCTTTCACGTTATGAATTGCTTGGTAACTCTGCCGAGCAAATTTGTCCCATTCAACCCAGCCAACACATTGATGACCAGCTTGCTCCATTCCTAAATGAAAACCGCCGATACCAGCGAATAAGTCCAAAAATTCCATCTAATTCACTCCCGTCATTCCGTCATAAACACGCTAAGATCCGACATTTCTTCACTAGGACTGTCTAAATTCGTTTCTGTAATTTCATAGAAATATTTATTTTTGGGATCATCAATTTTTCTCATGAAGTCGACTGCTTTTTCTTTTGTCGAAAAAATACCCACAATTCCATAATCCACCGTGCCACATCCACTATCATCACGATCAACAACGTATAATTTCATAATTACTTACCATCCTCTTTGGTTGATTTTTTATTATCCTCGGCATGTTGCTTCATTCGCCGGTGCTTCCGTTTAATCGTTGAACGCTTCTTAGTGTGTTTAGGCATCTTCGTCCTCCGTAATTTCATCTATTTCTACTCTAGGATTTCGTTTATCAACGGCAAATTCGTCCTGGAATCCTGTGATGTGCTTTCGATTATCGTTGCCTAAAATCCCAGCCTTCATAAAGCCGTCCAACACAAACTTTTTAGCAAACGCGATATTATCCGCATCTTTCCGGTTGTTCTTCGTGTACCACGTAAATTTAAGCTTGCAAGGCCAGCTGAATTCGACTCCAGAATTTCGACTAGCTCGCGCATATACACTACATAAGGCTGTGTACCGCTTCTTTAGGTTAGCTGCGGCGTATCTGTTGGCCCGTTCAGCCTTGATGTACTCATTTAAGCTAGGTAGTTCGCCCTTAATCACGACTTTGTTCATACTTTCGGCACCCGACTAATGTAGTAGCCATTAACGATCCCGTTAGACATACTGGCCTGTCTAATCGAAAATTCTGGGGCGTCAATCCTCTCACATAATCGTGCCAGTGTTTGATAGGCGATCACTTCATCAGGATTGTTATACTTCTCAGCACGCCAGTAATCGTTAGTCAGTGGCAGGCTGTATTTGTGGACTAAATCCTTTACCCGATTTAATTCCATTGCCGTACTATCAGCTAGTTCTCTAAGCGTATGTTTGCCATGCTTATGTGCTTGCCGAATGGCTTTGACATCCTCACGTTCGCCCTGCTTCGAGTCTATTTTCATACTGGCTAGGTAAGCCGCATCATCCCATGGCTTAGCTGTTTCCTTTTCAATGACTACTGGGAATTGCCATTCGCCATGTTGGCGCCTTTCCAGTAACATGCGATGTAGCTCTGGTTCATCGCCAGTAGCTAGCACACTGTGCTCCTCATCAAACGTCTTGATTGCGTACACTAGACAACACCCCCGCTAATTCCTTTTCGTAATGAGCATGTATCTCATTTGTACAATTTGGGCATGGGGCAAACGTGAAACCATAACTCCCAAGTGGTTGCTGAACAACTTTACTACCATGACATAATTCACAACTCATACACTTCTGACTCCTTCCATGTTGTCAAACAGCAATTGACAGCTAGTATCCTTGGTATATAAGCGATCGATTGTCTGACCACTATACATGTTTTCTAACTGGCTTCGTGTATTGTTGGTAGTGATAATCGTTGCTAATTTGCCATCGTTAATGTTAAGGTTCCATCTGGCATTGGCAACGTCATACATCAACGTACGTAAATCTTTGTGCACTGGCTTGTAGAACCCTTTTTCAGTCGGCTTACCACCTTCAGTACCAAAGTCGTCTAGCACCAACACGTCGACTTTTTTCATGTCCTTTAGAACATAGTTTAAGCGTTCTCTGACATCTGGCGCTTCGTATTTCTCATTAACCAGCCGTAGCAACTCAGCTGTTGAGACAAACATTGCTGTTTGGCCTACACTCATTAGCTGATACATGATTGCTAGTGCTAACGATGTTTTACCAACACCAGGGCCGCCTGCAAGTGCTACGTTGAACTGGTTAGTCTCTAATTGCCTAGCTAACTTAAATGCTTGATTGCCAAGCTCTCTAGCTTTAGCTTGATTAGGCTGTTTATCAACCTGCCAATCATTAAAGCTAAATCGTAGTGGCACGCCTCCAGACCAGACTGACATGCGATAGTAATACCGTTTTCGGTTAGCAATTACGCCCGCATTTGCCCGATCAATTGTTTGATGATCCAATTCATCTTTGGTTGGCAACTTAGTTGTATCAATTCCTCTAGCCGCTACTACTTTCTGAATCGTGGCTTGATTGAATAACTTCGTTACATTTTCCATTAGCCAAACCAGTCCTCTCGTGTTTGTGGCGCAACATTAGTCGGGTGATCCCGTTCAGCCTGACCCATGAGCGTGTCATACTGCTTGCGTAACTTTCCTGCCGATAAAATGTTTGCTTGCCAGAATGAACTATCCTGTGACCAATCTACCAGCCAATCTAATTTTTCATAATCACGATGATCACGTTCGTGTGCCAATCGAATATCATTAGCCCATTTTTGTAAGTTTGGGTCTTTGAAATCAGGTTGCCGTTGTTTAATTCTGGTCAACAAATGACTAGCAATTTTGTATGGCTGAGAAGACGGGTCATAATTTGGCTTTGCCAAATGGTGACTATCTTTGTTTACCTTACCTTTACTAACCTTACCTAACCTATCCTTACCTAACCTAACCTCGGTATGACAATTGCCTACCAAGTGTCCGTCATTTGGTTGACCATTGGTTGACGCTTGACTACCAAAAGTTAATTTACTATAACTATCGTCTTCATTTAGCTCTAATTGTTTAAGCTCACTAGTATATTTCGTGGGGTGCTTACGATCTGATCGGATGTAATTATGAATATGCCAATCTTTAATCACAGTGACGCCATTCTCAAACGGAATAAGATACTGCTTGGCTAACAAAATTTTCAAATCATCATCACTTGAACCAGTCATCCGCATAATGGATTTTGTATTACCCACAAACCCATCATCATCAGCATGCATATTCAAATGAAAATATAGTAGCTGAGCTGACTTAGGCATATCCATAAACAAATCAGAATCCGTGATCGTATTACTAAACATTCTCCTTTGTGCCATCTCTTAATCCTCCCTTATTTACTAGTAGGCATTCCACCCACCCGGTGTATTAGTCACTGCTGTATTTACCTTTCAAGCCAATTCGTTTTAACGTTTCTTTATCTAGTTTTATGCCATCTACCGGGACGTGGTATTTTGCACTAAATGCCACGGAGCCAATTTGCTCAATCTCACTGTGATGAACTCGACACAATGCCATAACGTGCCGTTTGGTGTGGTCAACGTGTGTTCTGTTCAAGCCGGCTCCGATAACGTCTACATGATGGATATCAGCACGATTACCGCAGATCATGCAAACTCGGTGGCGGCAGCATTGAAACAGATAATATTCTTGCTCGCGTGGTAATAGTTTATAGCCTTCCTTGAACGGCACGTGCCACTCAAACATGAAGTCGATAACTAGGTCTAGTAACTGGTTAGAATCGCTCACAGACGATTCTGTGGTGTCTGACAGGCTAATCTGCTTGCCAAACGTGTATGACTCATACTGCAAATAAAACAAGTTTTTCAAGAAGTCTGTCGGCATACCTGACCACGTATAGATGTCACTAAGCAACGCGAAGAACAAGCGTCGTTGTTGTGGCCTAGCTTTACGTGTGTCGGCTAGTTCCCAATTCACATAAAATTGGCTGTGGGAGCCACTAACGGTCTCTATATGGTCTAAATTAGGCTTCTCATCTAACCGTGTAACCAAATAGTATTGACCATCCTGCTCAATTAACTGCGCTCGTGACTGTTGCATCTAGTCACCCCAATGTTTGGAAGCTTTGTTTAATAACAAGTTCAAATTAGAAGGGCGATCCGTCTGGAATTGGGGGAAAGCCACCGCCATGGTAACTATTAGCTGATTGACTACTATATTCTGGGGCTTGCGTATTACCAGCATTACTACTTGCTGGAGTGCTGAATCCATTACCCTGTTGCTTATTAGTCGTCGTGCCAAAACCACCACTTGTGCTTTTGTGATTGCCAAAGCCACTATTTCCTGTATTGCTACTTCCTGCTGGCCGCTTAACACCATTCGGTTTGCTACCATCCTGCATAAATGGTTTGTGACTTTTGACGCTTAAATAAGTTTTACCGTTTTGACCAGTTTCCCAATCGACCGTGACAGCTAGTTTATTGCCAACGGCTTGCGAGACAAATTGCTGAATCGAATCAAATGAAGTCCCATTAGCTGCGCCTAGGGCAACCGCAATCGTGTTAAACCGTTTAATCGAAAGATTACCTTTTTCCTCTGTACTGGTATCCCACACTTCATTGTCGAATCGAATTCGGCCACCCTTATATTTTCCATCGAGCACTTCATAATCAAATACTGCCATTGGGTTCCCAGCTTGTTGAGTTGTCGTGTATTGAGAACTGGGAGCAACCACCACATTGTATGTTCCGGCCTCCTCCACTGCTTGTCCGAGAATATTATTTGTATCTACTGTAAATAGTGCCATTTTTATTTCTCTCCTTTTTCTGACTGAATTAGCTCATTAGCTTTAATCAATTTGCGATCATCTAATCGGTTTTTAGCGTGATTTCCTTTTTCTGGATCCAGGTCAATCATTCGTTCACCCGCTGCCAAGTAAATACGGCCTACTAGGTCGAACATCGAAGTAAATGCGTTAAACGTTTTTTCATTCATATCAGCTTGAAAACGACCCTCGCCGCTAATTCCTGATGATCCATTATCAAGTTGATGAGCAGTAGCATAAATCGTTTTGCCACTTTCTTTTAAAATGGTTCCCAAATCACGAAACCATAATTGTAATTTCTGATAATTCTGGCGATTGTCCTTTGCGGCATTATCAATATTTTCTAATACCAAGTTTTGAAGTGCTGTGATATTGTCTAATACAATCACCTGATACTTAGCATCTGAAATTCCTTGCATGACATATTGTTCAACCATGGCCTGAATGTTCGGCATATCACGATGTTCAAAGATAATAACATCGACGTCCTTATCGCCAATCAAAACATTGCTCGACATATCGAAGCTGAACAACAACTTGTGACCTACAAACTGTTTCACTACACTGGTCTTACCGGTACCACCATCACCATATATGAAGTACATATTGGGTATCACCGGAATGTTGCCATCCGCATAAAACTTCATCTACATCACTGCCTCAAATTTAATACCATTCTTTTTCATATATGAAGATAGCCCCCACATCTGGTCTTTAGTGGCTGTAATTTTCAAAGTTCGAGTAAGAGACACTACTTCGCCGGTGTCTGTATCGACAATTTTACCGGTACTCGTTTCTTGCTGATGTTCTGCAGCCAATTGCTGTTTAAGCTCTCGCTGACGTTCACGTTCTTTGGCTGATTCAACTTGCCGGTCAATTGCCTGTAACAAGTACTGAACGTCCTGTCCTTGCTTCAACTGGTCAATCCATGGGATGGGATCAACGTCGACTGCTTGAGCATACTTGGTAATCATCGTTGTGGCAGTAGCCAACTTATCCTTGGCTTGCTTCACCACCGTCATCGACGATGCAACTTCTTGAGTGATTTGTTTGTTGCTGATGCTCTTATTCAGCCAACGAGGATCGAATTCAATTTCATCCACCCCAACGTCGTAATTGGGGGCCATTTCAGCAATCAAGTCTATCACGTCAGCTTTGCGTTGCTCACGGCGTTGAACCTCCAGCTCACCAAGCCCTTCATCAATCGGATCAATGATCATGTCGATGCTGGCTTCAAGCTTTTTTACCTCGGTTTCAAACTCACGTAATGGTTGATTATAATTGCGCTTGATTTCTTTGCGCCGATCATCAAGCGCCTTTTTGAGCTTGTTCAATTTGGCTCGCACTTGCTTGCTGTCAGTTACGTTATCTTCGGTAATTACTAAATTTGAGTAGCGCGATACATATTGCGCAATGGACGCCTGCAATCCTTCCAAATTGTTAATTTTAATTGGTACCGGTTGATAGTCCACCGTGTAGTCTGGCAGATTAATTACTTCATTCGCCATTATTCAAGCCCCCGTAATTCGTTCAATTCTGTTTCACTCTTATCCAACATCTTGTACAACTTGGCCAGCGATTCGCCATCACTGATCCAAACACTGTTGATAACATGCTTTAGAAGCTTGATGTGATTGTTCACGATTTCTTCCATAACTACCGTCCTCGCTTTCCTAGCACTTGCAAACGAGACTGCTTTGGAATAGAGTAGATGTTGGTTCTAATTATCTCTTCCATTAGTCCATCGTTAGCCGCTACTAGCGATGGCTTTTTTTGCGCTCGTTTCCACTCGTGGAGTGGTAAAACTGATACTTTTGGCATGATCATTCCTCCTACTTGAGCACTTGAATACCATTGGTAATAATCTCGAATTGCTGTCCATTCTGTTCAACTACAGCCACATCTTTTTGAGTGCGCAATGTGAACGGGATTTTTTTTAATATCCACTACTTTACCAACTCCGGCTTCTCGTATTAATTGGCCACAACTATACTCTGCCTTGTAACTCACTCGATCACCTACATGAACTTTCATGATTATTCCTCCATTTCTAATGCTTCTTGCCAATCAATGACATATCCGCCACCAGGACGCTTGCTAACTGAAATATCTTCTTCTGATAGTGTGTTGATAACGCCGACACTAATTCCAGACTTGTTCCAGATGATTGAGTGATGGCCTGACAAACTAGCAACATTCATTTTAGTTATTAAATCATTTGCTTGTGCCTTGTCAGCATTGGCAACTAATTTATTGCCAAGTCCAACAAATGCATCTGTGTCTCTTACCATTACTTTTCCTCCTTAAATTCCAAACCAGTTTCTAATCTCTCGGCGCTTGTACCACACGGTTGTTAGCGCCCAGGTTAATACCGCTACTTCTACCATGGCAATTCCTCCTTGTGAATTGAATCATCATCTACCCGCCTAGGTTTTAGTTACTTAAATTTTGATGATTCAATAACCATTTTTCGACTGCTGGGGCATACCACTTTCCGTCTTCTTCTGGCTTTGGGAAGCCTTCTTTGTCGCGATAGTGCTTGTCGAATGTATCAACCTTGATTCCAAACTCAGAGTAGAAATCTTTACGTCCAATCATCTTGTGATCAACAGCTTGCTGATTACGCCCGTCCGCGACTCCTTGTTCATATGCTTGCGTGAAAAGCTTCGACAAAGCACTTATTAAACTGTCCATCCTGGTCACTCCTTTCGGTGTATAATTTTGTTATCCCGATTAATCGAGGTGAAATAAAATGATTTCATTCCTGCCTATCTGGCTATCATCAATATCGACACTACTAGCAATATATGCAGCCGTGATAACGTGGAAAGAAAGACACAGAAAAATTGAATTATCTTATAATTGGGCCTACAAAATCAGTAATCAATTTAACGTTTCTTTCAATTTTTTCAACCCCTCGACCCACAATGTCTCTATCAGCAAGATCACCATTATGAATGATGGAAGCAGCTATTCAAGCTGTCGAGAGCCAATCTTACTTTTAGGTGAAAAGTCCAACGGAGTATTTTCCACTCGTTTTCCGTTAAACATATCCCCTAGTACTGGAATTGACGCAGTTTGTGCTTTTCAATTCTTAGCTAATTCAATGAAACTAGGAAAATATACAATTATATTTCGCGTTAATAATACGGACATTATTCAAATTATCGACATTAGTCGGAACAAATTGACCGACCAGCAATTTGTTAACAGATTTCAAGACAAAATTTAATAATGCCGACTATGCAAACAAATTAATTACAGCTAGTATCAACGAAGTAATAGAACAAACTAAGGCTAATACCACAATAAAGCTGTCAATTTTCTCTTTCATGTTCCAATCCTCCTATGTTTCCTCTTATTTGATTAGTCTCAATTTACTGCGTTACTATCATGAATGGCTGAACGCATAGTACTTATAATATCTTTAGAATTAATTTCAGCTTTACCGTTGACCCCTGTGTTACTTGCGATAACATGGAGGTCTTTTTCAATTGCCCATAATACGTGTACTAGTTGCTTTAGTGTTTTTGTCATACTGCTTCGCCTCCTATGCTGGCTCCTTGTCTAATCGAAGTGACGTCTGTCGAATGATTGTCTTAGTTGCTGTAGACGGCTCCCAATCATTAATGAAGTCCATTACCATCTGGTAGTCCTTCTTGCGTAGCATTGACCGAGCACTCACGTTAGCAATCTTCTTGATTCCACTGCCAATATCCTTGAACAGCTCACCTCGTTGTTTCTGTGTGATATGACCATAACTATGTGCGACTTCCGACACGCGCTGATTAACACGCCGGTTAAGCGCACTGTATTCAGGATTAGGAATAACTTGGTTCTCTTTGAGGTCTTTCACATCGCCCTCTACACTGTCTAGGCGCTGATTAGTTTCCTCATTGGCTTGCAATGCCAATCTGGCAATCTCTCGTGGCGATGTTGGCAATTTCACTTGTTCTTCCATAGAGTTGAACGCTTCAATGTATTTAAGCTTAAACGCATCCGCCTTTTTACCTGTAAACCCGAAAGCAATGAAACTGAACCCGTCACGATTCATGTAATACATTGGATTAGATTTACCACTTCGGTCTTTATAAACCCCCTTGGAAAACATCGAATCGTACTGAGCCGAATTTTCGGCTGAGTCCAGTTTGTTTTGGATTGCTTCCATAACATGCTTATGTTGCTTGTCAAATACCTCTGCCACTTGCAAGCTACTAGTAACAGCTTGCTTATTCTTCATAATTACTAAATCATTCATGTGGATCATTCCTTTCAGTTGTATAATTAGGTATTCCGTTAAATCGAGGTGACATTAATGACTCCCCAGTTAACAAAAGCAGATCGTAAGGTATTGAAAAAACTTTTGAAAAAATCTAAACAGCTTCCTGGTGGTTATATTCCTATAAATCGCCATGCAGAATCAGAACAAAAATATTACTTGAATCATTTGTGGAAAGAAAAGTTGATCTGGGATGCTACTTTGCCAGGTACTCCTGAAACTATAAACGGAATAACCCCATACAATGCTGTTTTACCTTCACCCGACGGTTTACACTACTTTGAAAAATATCGTGAATATAAACGCGAGCAGTTCTTAAGCGGAATCGTCTGGCCTATCATTGTTGCTACAATAACTTCTTTAATAGCAAACATGCCAAACTGGTTACCATGGCTGATAAAACTGCTGAAATGATTTTTGCGAACTGTGGATGTTTTTCAATGAAAAAAGCTAATCCATAGATTCGTATGATTTTTAAATCGCTGAATATTTTTTTCATAATCAACACCTTATTCAAGTAACAATCTATAAAGTTCAGCAATGGTTGCCGCCATTTCTGGGCTTTTATTTTTTTCGACTAACAATTCCAATAAATATTCTCGTACTGCTTTATGAAGCTTCTGATCCATGTTTGATTCCTCCTTACTTAAATGGTGTAATTTGATTCATGTGGATCATTCCTTTCTATGCTGGCTGCTTGTAGTCCATTGGCGTAAACAAAAACTTGATTTCGTATTCAGGAAAAAACTTTTCTTGAATTTTTAAAGCTTCTGTAAATTTGAACGAAGACTTGCCGTTTATTTTGTCAGCCACCGTCTGGTATCTAACATTCAACAGATCAGCAATATCTACTAAAGAAACGTTTTTTTCTTTTCTGACATTGTTAAGATTATTCAACATATTTTCCTTCCTTTCTAAGTACGAAAATTCGTATGTTTTAATAAAAAAATAAATGCCCTCCTTGAACATGACCTAATGATATACGAATTTTCGTATCGAGTCAATACAAAAATTCGTATTTTTCTAAATAATTTTATATACATACGATTTTTCGCATGGTACAATAGACACATATTAAGGGAGTGAATGGATTTGAATAAAGAAGAATATTTAAAAGATTTAATTGAAATCAAATACGGTAACGTTAAATTTTTTTCGGAACATGCCGGATTGAAATACACCACCGTTCGTTCAATTCTAGAACGTGGGGTGTTAAACGCTAAAGTAGAAAACGTTATAAAAATTTGTGATGCCTTAGGCATAAAGCCAGAAGACATTTTAAAAGTAGAAGATTCCATTATTAATGATACCAATAAAAAGATGATTCAATTAAACCCTGATCGTCAGCAAAATGTTTATAACTACGCTGACAATCAATTAAAAGAGCAAAACAGTAAAGTTGTTAACTTGCCACTCGTTGGTAAGTCAGCCGCTAACCCTGCTGAATTGACCTATGGCGATGTAGAAATTGAACACGACGACTTCACCGACGTTCCACACGGGGCAGATACAGCCATCCGTATACAAGGCGATTCGATGGAGCCACTGATCCACGATGGTCAAATTATCTTTTACCATCAACAAGAGGAAGTTGAAAATGGCGAGATTGCTATTGTTGAAATCGATGGTGACGGCGTTACTTGTAAGCAAATCTACTATGACTACACTTCCGATGAAGTCATCTTGCGATCTATTAATAAAAAATACGAACCACGTCATGTTAAAGATGACCAGGTACGTATTATAGGCAAAGTTATATTATAGGAGCTTATTGCTCCTATGCTTTTACACCAAAAAGAACGCATGTTCTACATATTTAGCGGTATTATACTTACATAAGACCAGATACGGATGTCGCTAAAAGCTGGGAAATTGGAGGAATTATTGAATGTTTATAACGATTTTGGGATGGATAATTATTGTCTTTACTGTGCTGGTATGTATCAGCATGTTTGCAAAAAATGAAGATGGAACTAGCAATCCAATTAGCCAAAAAATACTGACAATTGTTGTGAGTGTATTGGTAATATTTTTCGGACTGTATTTGTCTGGTCATTCTAAGCGTGTTAATGAGGCAAAACAAGAATCTATTAGCTCGTCACGAAAAGAATCAATAAGTCAATCTAAAGAAGATAGCAAGTTTTCATCAAGTGAAGATAAAGAGTCTAGTGAGGACGATGAGAACGGAAAACTATTTATCAGGGATTTCAATGTTTATCTTTCTAACAAGAAAATGGGAACTTCAAGTATTGAAGATGGAGTTGTTAAAGTTGTGCTTCCAAATTCAGTCGAAAATATGAGCGTAGCAGATTTTACAGCTTTAGCTCAAGAAATTTACGACCATGCTAATACTCTTGCTAGTGGTGAAGACTATGATGCCGGAATAATTTATTTCTACTCTCAAAATGGTGGCGAACTAGCAAGATCTACGTTCAGCGGTGGTATTAAAATTTATAAGGAGTAATTGTAATGGGACTACTAATAATGATCGTCATCTTTCTAGCACTATGGAAGATATTAGGAACACTAGGCCACATCTTTTTGCCAATATTAGCCGTACTATTTATCCTGGCAACCTGGATTCCTTCACAAGCAATTGTTATGGTGATTTGGGTGCCAATCGCGATATTATATTTTATCGGCTTAGCCGGGTATAAACATGCTAAGTAGAACTAGTATAAATATATTTTAATCGGGGTAAAAGCTATGGGATTGTATGTAGGAACGTACAGCACACACGTGTTCGACTTTACGATTGCAATTGGCATCATTTGCTTCATAGCGCTAGTCGTCATGTTAGTTTACTGGAATCACAAGCGAAAATAGCACCCTGCCCACTACCAGCCTAGCGGGCAACATGCGAGCGTAGTTCAACGGTAGAACATGTCCACTCCAAATAGAGTTCCCCTGCTCTTAACACCTACCATGCAGGTTCGACTCCTGCCGCTCGCATTTATAATTAATATAGGACCTTTAGCTCAGTTGGTTAGAGCAGATGGCTCATAACCGTCCGGTCGTTGGTTCGAGTCCAACAAGGTCCATCTTTGCGAGCGTAGTTCAATGGTAGAACACTATGTCCCTTCTCTCTCACTAATACTATTATGTAGGTTCGACTCCTACCGCTCGCATTGTACATTAATAGTCAATAATTATGGAGGCACCTATGAATATTGATATCACAAAACTATTAGATTGGGGATTGATAGTACTATCTCTTTACTTAGTTGTGGATACACTTCTGCAAACAAATCATAACAACCCCTACAACATGTTTATAATAACCCTCAAATTAATAGTTGCCATCATCGTGGGATTGTTTGGTATGTACACAACTTTTTACAACATCTATTGAAACTTCTGTTAACATGCGAGCGTAGTTCAACGGTAGAACAACAAAAGTCATACAAGGTTCCCTGCTTTCAACAAGCATCACGTAGGTCCGACTCCTGCCGCTCGCGTTGACCAAATACTGATGTCATTAAAAGCTGACTTGTTTGGGGGTGATTAATATGACATATTTTGATCCTGACGAAATACTTCAAACAAAAGAAGAAGCTTTAGATTACATGGAAGTGCATGGCATTATGACAGATGCCACCTTTCCAAAGCTTAATGATACGGGAAACACTGATAAACACATGGCTCCTGTTTACAAATATCTTAGAGAAAATGGTATGTATATACTTCACACTGGTTTCTATGATAGAACATTTAATTTTGGTGCAATATACTTTATGTTTGATGCAAATCGCTTTGATTATCAAACTGCACCAGCTGAAGTTAAGAAGATTTTGAAAATTTGGTCAAAGTTTCAATCTAATTAAACTAAAAAGCACATCCCCTCCCGCCAAGAAGTAAGATGTGCTACCAATAAAAGCCAGTGGATTGCTCCACTCTTTTTACATACATAATATTATCACAACTAAGGAGGTGATGCCTGCAAGTCCTTAAAATTCTACCCGCCTAGGTGAAATTTAAGGAGGAAATATAAATGGCAAGTATTAAAAAGAAAAATGGCAAATGGGCCGTTCGCGTTAGTTACTATGACGAATTTGGCAAACGGCACTTTAAAAACAAGAGTGGCTTTTCTCGTAAAAGAGAAGCCGAACAGTGGGCAACTAAATTGGAACAAGCTAAGTTTGACCAATCCATAGGAAAAACCGATACAACGACAGTCTTTACAGATTACTACGAGAAATGGTTAGAAACCTATAAATTTGGCAAAGTTTCCCGAATTACAGAACAAGAATATCGATATACTCTTCGCCAAATTGCTGAGTTACTACCCAACGTTCAACTGTCGTCAATGACAAGGCTGCGTTATCAACAATTTATCAATGAATTTGTGCACGGTAATGCCAAGCAACGTGCACAGCGACAACTGACAGATAATCAACCATATCATAGCAAGTCATCTGTTGAAAAATTGCATGGTCACATTCATGCTGCAATTATCGATGCCGTAGCTGATAATTTAATAAAGACCGATTTCTGCTTACATGTTGAATTAGGTGGCCACTCCGGTAAACCAGCACAACTAAAATACCTTGACGCGAAAGACATGCAAACACTAGCCGCTGAGGTCAATAAAAATATCAAGCTAATTTCTACTGGAAAATCAATGATCTACACCGGCCTACTAACTGGTATGCGAGTAGCCGAAGTTTCTGCGCTCACTTGGACTGATATCGATTGGCAAAATAAGACTATCCGCGTTAATAAGTCATGGGATTATGTTTATGGTCAAAAATTCAAGAAAACTAAAACCGAATCGAGTATTCGGACAATAACCGTAACCGACGATCTTTTAAATCATCTTAAGACGCTACACGCTTTACAGATGGCAGCTAAATTGGACAACCCAGATCATTTAGTTTTCATGAACAAACGTGGTCGTATTCCCTCTCCAGGAGCATGTGATAACCTGCTCAAAAAATACTCCGACTCATTGGGGATTAAACGGATTAGTTTTCACGGGTTACGGCACACCCACGCTAGCTACCTACTCTACTGTGGTGTAAAGATGGAATACATTTCCAAACGGTTAGGCCATAAGAACAGTTCCATCACTCGTAACGTCTATGCTCACATGATTAAAGAAGACCAACGACAAGAAGACGAACGGACCTTAAAAGCCCTCTCTCAGGTCAATTAA